AGACAGAAAAATTTATGATTGGAATGATGAATTAGTTCAATGGGATGTTATTATTGACGTACCTTATCCGGATGACGATCAACCTTACCAATGGAATGAAGAAACACAAACTTGGGATTTAATAACAGAATAAAAAAATAATTAAATAACAAAAAAAACAAGTAATAATATACTATAAACCAAACGCTAAGGACGGTTTACCTTTAGCGTAATTAAATTAGTGTAAACCGAAATAAAACCAAAACCAAATGACTTTTTATTACCGCACTCATTCGTGGAGTAGTGAACCACAAATTACCGAAGAAACCAAAGCTTTATGGAAACATATGGCTGAAAAAGGAAACTGGCGTATTGTCCAATTACCTAATGGTTTTTACCAAACTGAATACCAAGACCTTAAAAAAGAAGACACTTGGCATGACGTAACCAGAAGAGAAACAATTAAAGGGGCTGAAATGGCAATTGATTCAACAGTTGAGCATTATGCTAAAAAGATTGAGTTCTTAAATGGTCCTAAAGTTGTAAAGACTTTCAAATAAAAATTACAATCAAATTAAATTCAATTAAATTATGTCAGACTTAATAGTCAAAAATCTTAGCTTTGGAAAAGAAGCTAAAGATAAAGTATTTGAAGGAATAACAAAACTCACAAAAGCCGTTAGCTCTACATTAGGGGCTAGCGGTAAATGTGTGATGCTTGAAGACGGTAACGGAAAGCCGCTAATTACTAAAGATGGTGTAACAGTAGCTGATAGTATTATATTATTAGACCCAGTGGAAAACATGGGCTCTACGTTATTAAAAGAAGCTGCTCGTAAAACTGTAAAGGAAGCTGGAGATGGTACAACCACGGCCACCGTATTAGCTCACGCAATACTATTGGAAGCTTACAATGAATTAGATTTAGATGATCCAATAAGTACAAGAGCTTTAAAAGATGGTATTGAAAAAGCAACAGAATTAGTTGTAAAATATTTAGAAGAAAAATCATTACCTGTTGCGGGTAATATGATAGACAATATTGCTACAATTTCAACTAATAACGATCCTGAATTAGGTAAAATTATTGCTGATGCATTTAGATCAGTAGGAGAAACTGGTGTTGTAATGATGGAAACATCAGAAGATTCTGAAACAAAATTTGAAGTTGTTAATGGCGTTCAATATAATAAAGGATTAACAAATTCTCATTTTATAACTAGCCAACAGCAAAGAGCTGCTGAATTAGATAACCCTTTAGTGTTATTAATAGAATCACCAGTTGATAATGTTAGACAAATACAAAGTGTTTTAGAGCATGTTATTAAAAATAATAAGCCTTTATTAATAATTGCAGATGTTGAGCCCGTTGTGATTTCAACATTAGCAATGAATAAAGTTAAAGGTAATATAAAAATAAATATAATTAATGCTCCTACTTATGGAGTAAGCAAAAAAGAAACATTAGATGATCTTGCAATGCTTACAGGAGCTACAATAATTAATGAAGATTTAGGTGATGATTTAGATCTTATACAACCAGAGCACTTAGGTACTTGTATAAAAAGTATCACTACTGATGAAGAGACTATTCTTCAAGTTAATGAAATGACAAAAGAAATTAAGGATGTTATTAGTAGTATTAAAAAAGATTTGTTAAAAACAAAACGTCCTAACGAAGTTGTTAAGCTTGAAAAAAGATTAGCCAGATTATCAGCCAAAATTGCTGTAGTAAAAGTTGGGGCAAACTCTGAAGTTGAATTAAAAGAAAAGAAAGATCGTGTTGAAGATGCAATTTGTGCTACAAAAGCTGCTATCAAAGAAGGCGTTGTTTCCGGTGCTGGTATTGCTTTGCATAACGCATCTGATAATATTAATAGTACTAATAAAGGCGAAGAAGTTTTACTTAGAGCTATTAAAGCCCCTTATAAAACAATACTTGCTAATGCGGGTATATCTTACGGGCCGTATTTTAAAGAAGGATGGGGCATTAACGTAATTACAGGCGAGGGTTGCAATTTAATAAAAGAAGGTATTATTGATCCGTTATTGGTGACAAAAAGTGCATTAAGAAATGCTGCCTCTGTTGCAACCACAATATTATCTACTGATTGTATAATTAATAATTTAAGAATTAATGAAAGCAATAGGTAGAAATTTAATAATAAATAAAATAAAAGAAGGAACCACTCAAACGAAAGGTGGTCTTTTACTTTCTGAAAATCAAAGGGATGACATTAGATATATACAAGCTAAAGTTTTATCAATTGGTACCGAAGTAGAAGGTGTTAAAGAAGGCGATTCTATATTTTATGATCGTCACGCGGGGCATAAAATAGAAATTAGTAAAGAAACATATCATGTTATTAAATTACAAGATATAGTTGTTGTTTTATGAAAAAGCTAGAAGCAAGTGATATTAGAGAATTAAACTTGTTAAAACATTATCGAATAATAAGAAAGTGGGCTTGCAAAAACAACAACCTTACAGATGCAGATCTTGAATTATTAATATATTTAGACTGTATGGATTTATTCACTAAAAATGATTACCAAATTGGTACTTACGCATATAGCTGGGACAATAAACGTTGGAATAAATTATTAAAAAATAATTGGATTGTAGTATGGCGTAAAAGAAATCATACTACCCAAAAATACCATATATATAAAGTTTCTTTTAAAGGCAAACAAATGATAAGCAGAATATATCGTATTATGCTTGGGCTTGATGATATACCTACAAACGAAAGAAGAAATCCAATAATGAAAGGTAAAACATATACTGATACTGTTTTAATAACAGCAATACACAACGTAAATAAAGATAAAAATAGATAACTATGCCAACATATAAACAAGATATGGGTGCAACCGAAGGGAATGCTCCAACTAAAATGATAGACCCAATGACTGGAATGCCAGTTCAAAACTCAATGGTTCCTCCAGCTCCACCAATGCCTAGTAACACTATGGGTAATGCTCAGCCGGTATTTAATAATGCAGTTTCTCAAACAGCACAAAATATTTATGGTACTCCACAACAGCGTCAAATGAGCGTAGGGGATAGAGCTCCTCTTTATTTTAAAGATCAAAATGACGATGGCAAAATTACAAGAGCCGATGTTATTAAAGCAAGAATTGAAGGTTATAAAGATTAATAAATATAAATTATGAAAATTAAAAAAACCCCCGCAGTACAAAAAATAGAAAACCACGGTATGACAGGAGCTAATGCTTTATGGGATGGGCCTTTAGATACTACGGGTTTTCCTATGGGAAAAGGCTCTAGTAGTGGAAAAGATGGTATAATTTTAAGTATGGATAGACCGTCTTATATTGATGGTCCAATTACTAAAAAAGCTCAAAAAGGATCTTAAAAATGCCGGATATTAAGCTTTATGCAATTAATGGGGCATCTCTTATATTGAGCATGACTAATATTGATAATACATTAAAAATATTATTATTATTAGTTACTATTGGTTATACTATTCATAAATGGTATGAGCTGGTAAAAAGAAATAAAACTAAGTGATATGATAAGTAAGCATATATCTTATAATGAAGCAATTAAATCCTCTACTGGTATAAGATTAGGTATTGAAAATAAACCTAATGGATATCAATTAGGTAATATGATCTTAGTTGCTGATAAGATATTTGAACCGCTTAGAGAATGGGTTAGTGGACCAATTAGGGTTAATAGTTTTTTTAGATGTGCTAAATTAAATAAAGCTATAGGAGGAAGCCCTAGGTCGCAGCATTGTGAAGGTAGAGCTATTGACTTAGATGACACATTTGGTTATAAAACAAATGCTGAAATGTTTAATTATATAAAAAGTAATTTAAGCTTTGATAATTTAATTTGGGAATTTGGAAACGATGAGAATCCAGCCTGGGTGCACGTCAGTTTTGTATCAGAAGATCAAAATAGAAATCAAGTTTTAAAAGCTTGTAGAGAAAAAGGAAAAACAATATATAAAGTATATTAATATGTATGAATCACCATTAGCAAAACTTAGAAAAACTACTAAAGGAAAAGGTAGGCATTTTTTAACAGCAAAAGAAGGTGCTGGAATGACAGCGGCTGGTCGCAGAGCATACAATAAAGAAACTGGTGGTGATTTAAAAGCACCACAACCAGGTGGTGGAAAAAGAAGGACTTCATATTGTGCTAGATCAAAAGGTCAAATGAAAATGCATAGTATAAACTGTTCTAAAACACCAGATAAAAGAATTTGTGCTGCAAGACGCAGGTGGAAATGTTAATTAATATATAAAAACACAATTATGAATAAAGCCGAAAAATACGACATGAAAGAAGCCTATAATAAAAATCTTACAGAAAAAGCAAGATTTGATTATTTAAAAAATGAAATGGCTGACAAAAAAGGACCCGCTATGTATGGTTCTAAATCTCCAATGGAAATGAAGGGCTCTTGGATGAGCAAACATTGTTCAAAATAAAATATTATGGAAAGTAAAGGATTAGGCGATACTGTTGAAAAAATTACTACCGCAACTGGAATTAAAACAATAGTTGATAAAGTGTCAGAAGGTTTAAACATCCCTTGTGGATGTGGTAAAAGAAAAGATGCATTAAATCAAATGTTTCCATACAACAATGCCGTTCAAACTAAATAATAAACCTTACGCTATTGATAACACTCCAATCTACAATGTAGACTTGGAAGATGGCGTATTAGGTAAGGCAGATAGAAATGGCTCTATACTTATAAATAAAAATGTAGATAATCCTAAACAAATACAAGAAGTTATAGATCACGAAAAAGTTCATATAGACCAAATGAAAAGAGGTGATTTAGATTATAATGATTCTGCTGTATTTTGGAAAGGTAAAAGATACCCAAGATCTAAAATGAAAGAAGGTGATAAAAGCCTTCCTTGGGAAAAAGAAGCGTATAACAAAACTAAAAATTAAAACAATTAACAAAACTAAAAATTAAAACAATGGCATTTAAATTACCAAAAACAATACAAAAAATATCACCTTTAAGTCTTACAGATCCTAAAATAAAACCTTTTCAAGATCCAGGAGCACCTGAAGGGTTTGAAAAAGGTCTTTATAGTGGGTCTACCGAAGTTATAGGTACTCCTTATGAAGGTAGAGCTTTTACAGGAAGATCAGGTAGCGGTAAATCATTTAAGCCAGGTAAAAAAGTGCCGGATTGGAGTACTACTGAAGATTTTGGTGGAACTAAATGGGAAAGAGATTTAAGACTTTCAGGTGAAACTAAAGTAACAGAAAATCAGCCTAAATATTTAGATAAGCCTGGATCTCAAAGAAGAAACGTTAAAGGCTCTACTGTAGAGGTTAAAAAATATGAATTTAAAAGAGTAGGCGCTAAAAAATCTCCTGCAAATATGGTACCTAATTATAAATTTACAGGGCTTAAAGATAAAGTAAAGCAAAACGCGGCTCGAAATCGTTCTTAATAACAATATATGTGGAATTTATTACTAGGTTTACTAAAAGGTGGCGGAGGAAGAAAATCTGTTGCTGGTAATTTAGCTTGGGAAATAAGGGAAGCTATAAAAGGTAAAGAATTAGACCCTAACCAATTACTTGAAATACAAACTAAAATAAATGAGATTGAAGCAGGCCATAGGACGGTATTTGTTGCTGGCTGGCGCCCGTTTATCGGTTGGGTTTGTGGGTTTGCTTTAGCTTATAATTTTGTTATACGTGATTTATTTATATGGGCCTTAAAGCCTGAAGATATTCCGCCTGCATTACAAATGGAACATTTAATGACTGTACTATTGGGAATGCTCGGATTAGGTGGCCTTAGAACCTACGAAAAAATTAAGGACAAAGTAAAATAATAATAATCAATTAAATTAAATTAAATGAAAAAAGTAGAAGAACAAGAAATCGTAGAAACGATAATTACTCAAGAGCAATTATCTAAAGTTCAAGAACAACAAAAAAAATTAAATACTCTTTTAAGAGATATTGGGTTTGTGGAAGCGCAAAAGCATGTGTTATTACACCAGCAGGCTGATCTTAATAAAGAGATTGAAGAGTATAAAGCAGAACTTGAAAAAGAATACGGTGCGATTACTATTGACATTGAAACAGGTGTTTATACTGAAATAGTTAAAGATACCGAATAATGAGTTCTGTTATAAGAAAAATAAGTATTGGTTCTGATTATAAAAACGAAGCAATGCATTATTCAGTTGGTCAGCAAGTATATGGAGGCCACGAAATAGCTTATATACTTTTAGATGAACAAGATAATTCTTATAACATTTATATAAAGAAAAACAACGAGGTAATGCCATGGAAGAAGTTTAATTCAAACATGGCAATATCCGTTGAATATGATCTTGAATATTAATGAATAGTATATACGATTTTATTGTAGAGCCTTTAGGAGAAAGATACAATAATAATATTAAGGTTGGTAAAAAAAACTTAATAGTAAATACAAAAATTGAAAGCTGGAAGTTTGTAAATAATATAGCTAAAGTTGTTAAAACTCCATTAGCATATAATACAGATATAAAAGTTGGTGATACTATAGTAATACATCATAATGTTTTTAGAAGATTTTATGATATGAAAGGGAAGCAAAAAGATAGTAGATCATTTTTTAAAGATAATTTATATTTTTGTGCTTTAGATCAAATTTATTTATATAAAAATAATAAAGATTGGAAAAGTTTTGGAGACAGATGCTTTGTTTCACCTTTAAAAAATAAAGATCAATTTTCGCTTGAAAAAGAGCAAAAGCTTATTGGTATATTAAAGTATGGCAATAGCTCATTAAATAAGCTTAAAATTACTCCTGGAGACCTTATTGGGTACACACCAAATAGCGAATATGATTTTGTTATAGATAACGAAAGATTGTATTGCATGAAATCAAATGATATTGTAATTAAATATGAATATAAAGGAGACGAAATTAAGTATAATCCAAGCTGGACAGAAAGCCGTTGAGGAATTAATTAAGGTAGCTGAAGAAAAAATTGTTACTGGTACGGAAGATGATGTTTCTGCAGATAGATTAAAAAATGCAGCAGCAACCAAAAAGCTGGCAATATTTGATGCTTTTGAAATTTTAAATCGCATTGAGGCTGAAAAAAATTTAATTGAAGATAAACCGGTAAAACAAAAAGAAAGTTTTAGTGGGTTTGCTGAAAAGAGATCTAAATAATGTATACGCAATCTCTTGTAAAAACAATAACTCCAATTAAACCAAATATTATAAAACGAATGAATCGTTATAATAAATGGGAATATGGCTATAATAAAGAATATGATATTATAGTTATAAGTAAAAGCGGAAAAATTGGAGAAATAATTGAAATACAAAATTTAGCAATAGCTTTACCTGAAAAACCTAAAGAAATTGTTAATAATGATAATAAATGGGTAGCAAGCGAATACCCAAAAGAATTAAATAATATTAAAACTGTTTTTGATTGGGAAACTTATCCTGATAATTTTAAAAACAAATGGTATTCATATATTGATAATGAGTTTATAAAACGCGATGAAGGCTTTTGGTTTTATAATAATAAAATACCAACTTATATTACAGGAACTCATTATATGTATTTGCAATGGACTAAAATTGATGTAGGTAGGCCAGATTATAGAGAAGCAAATAGATTATTTTTTATATTTTGGGAAGCAACGAAAGCTGATCAAAGATGCTATGGAATGTGTTATCTTAAAAATAGGCGTTCAGGTTTTAGCTTTATGGCATCAGGTGAAGCTGTTAATCAAGCGACTAGTACTTCTGATGCAAGATTTGGAATATTATCAAAAACAGGAGCTGATGCTAAAAAAATGTTTACTGATAAAGTAGTTCCTATATCTGTTAATTATCCTTTCTTTTTTAAACCAATACAAGATGGTATGGATAGGCCAAAAACAGAGCTAGCATACAGAGTACCTGCTTCTAAACTTACTCGTAAATCTATTACTTCTAAAGAAATAACAGAAGACCTTGAAGGCCTTGATACCACTATTGACTGGAAAAATACAGGAGATAACTCTTATGATGGTGAAAAATTAAGATTACTAGTGCATGATGAATCTGGTAAATGGGAAAGACCTGATAACATTTTAAATAACTGGCGAGTAACAAAAACAACATTAAGATTAGGTAGCAAAATTATTGGTAAATGTATGATGGGTTCAACATCAAATGCTTTAGATAAAGGAGGTAATAACTTTAAAAAACTTTATGATGAATCAAATGTTACCAAAAGAAACCGCAATGGACAGACTAGCTCAGGATTATATAGTTTGTTCATACCTATGGAATGGAATTTCGAAGGATTCATTGATACTTATGGATTACCTGTATTCGAAACGCCAGCAGAACCAATTAAAGGAGTTGATAACCAATGGATTGACGTTGGAGTTATAGAACACTGGGAAAATGAAGTTGATGGTTTAAAAAATGATCAAGATGGTTTAAATGAATTTTATCGTCAATTTCCAAGAACCGAGCAACATGCGTTTAGAGATGAAACAAAACAATCTTTATTTAATTTGACAAAAATTTATGAGCAAATAGATTATAATGAAGATTTAAGAAACTCAGCTGTAGTTACTACAGGAAGTTTTAGCTGGGAAAATGGAATAAAAGATACTAGAGTAACATTTACACCAAATAAAGACGGAAGATTTAAAGTTTCTTGGGTTCCTAATAAAAATCTTCAAAACCGAGTGATAATAAAGAATGGTATTAAATATCCTGGTAATGAAGACTTAGGAGCATTTGGTTGTGATAGCTACGATATTTCCGGAACTGTTGATACAAGATCTTCTAATGGTTCTTTACATGGGTTAACTAAATTTTCAATGGAAGATGTTCCGCCAAACAGTTTCTTTTTAGAATATATTGCAAGACCTCAAACTGCAGAAATATTTTTTGAAGATGTATTAATGGCATTAGTATTTTATGGCATGCCAATATTAGCGGAAAATAATAAACCAAGATTACTATATTATTTAAGAAGAAGAGGTTATAGAGGGTTTTCAATGAACCGACCAGATAAAATTTGGAATAAATTATCAGTAACTGAAAAAGAAATTGGTGGAATTCCCAATTCAAGTGAAGATATAAAACAAGCTCATGCCGCTGCTATTGAATCTTATATTGAAACATATGTTGGATTTTTAGGTGAAGGATATGGTGATATGTATTTTCAAAGAACATTAAATGACTGGGCAAAATTTAATATTAATAAAAGAACATCTCACGATGCTTCTATTAGTTCTGGATTAGCTATAATGGCATGTAATAAAAATAGGTATGCTCCAATAAATAAAGTAAATAAACCTGTGCTTACCTTAGGTTTTAAAAAATACAATAATGATGGTAGTACCTCAAAAATTATACTTTAAATGAATATACAAACAAATACTAATAGTTCTTTTCCTAGCCAAGTTGTTAGTGATGCTGAAAAATCTACTTTAGAGTATGGTACACAAGTGGCTCACGCTATTGAACAAGAATGGTTTGATCAAGGTAGAACTAGTGGTAATAGATATTTAACTAATTGGAATAATTTTCATTCATTAAGATTATATGCAAGGGGTGAACAATCAATACAAAAATATAAAGATGAATTTGCTGTAAATGGCGATATATCTTATCTTAATTTAGATTGGAAACCAGTTCCTGTAATACCAAAGTTTGTAGATATTTTAGTAAATGGTATATCAGAAAAAGAAGTTGAAATAAAAGCATATGCTCAAGACCCAGTGTCTATTGAGAAAAAAACAAATTATGCTAAAGCTGTATTACGTGACATGTACACACAAGAACTTCAGCAAATTGGTAATCAAATATTAGGGGAAGATTTTTCTAATTCATCTATACCTGCAGATCAATTGCCAGAAACGCCAGAAGAACTAGAAATAATGTTACAAACTAGTTACAAGGAGGCTATTGAAATAGCAGAAGAAGAAGCTATTAATAATGTACTTGATTTTAATAAATACGAATCAATTAAAAGAAGAATAAATTACGATTTAACTGTTATTGGTATTGGTGCAGCAAAAACAAGCTTTAATAAAAGCAATGGGATTACTACAGAATATATAGATCCTGCTTATTTAGTTTATTCATATACAGAAGATCCTAATTTTGAAGATATTTATTATGTCGGTGAAATTAAGTCTATTACTATACCTGAATTAAAAAAACAATTTCCACATATTTCTGAAGAAGAATTAAAGAATATTCAAAATATGCCAGGTAATAAACAATATATTACTGGTTGGGGAAATTATGATGAAAATACGGTGCAAGTGCTTTATTTTGAATATAAAACTTATAACAACCAAGTATTTAAAATTAAACAGACCGAAAGTGGTCTTGAAAAAGTTATACAAAAAGATGATAGTTTTAATCCTCCTGAAAATGATAACTTTAAAAAAGTATCTAGAACAATTGAAGTGTTATATACCGGGGCAAAAGTTTTAGGTAATAATACAATGCTTGATTGGAGATTATCCGAGCATATGTCAAGACCTTATGCTGATACTACAAAAGTAAAAATGAATTATACAATTGCTGCGCCAAGAATGTATAAAGGTAAGATTGAATCTATAGTTAGTAGAATAACAAGTTTTGCTGATATGATTCAATTAACCCATTTAAAGCTACAGCAAGTTATGTCAAGAATAGTTCCTGATGGAGTGTTCTTAGATATGGATGGATTAGCAGAAGTAGATCTTGGTAATGGAACTAATTATAATCCTGCGGAAGCATTAAACATGTATTTTCAAACTGGTAGTATTGTAGGTAGATCATTAACCCAAGATGGAGATTTAAATAGAGGTAAAATCCCAGTACAAGAATTGGCTACATCTTCTGGACAAGGTAAAATAGCTTCTTTAATAAATACTTACCAGTATTATTTACAGATGATTAGGGATGTTACAGGGCTTAATGAAGCTGTAGATGGAAGTAATCCAGATAAAAATGCTTTAGTTGGTCTGCAAAAAATGGCTGCTAATGCATCTAATGTTGCTACAAGACATATATTACAAGGTGGAATGTATATATATTTAAGAGTATGTGAGAATATTTCTTTAAGAATCGCAGATGCTTTAAGCTTTCCACTTACAGCTAACGCTTTAAAAAATAGTATTTCAACATTTAATGTTAAAACATTACAAGAAATATCAAATCTTAATCTTCATGATTTTGGTATATATTTAGAATTAGAGCCAGAAGAAGAAGAAAAAGCACAACTTGAACAAAATATACAAGTGGCTTTGCAATCGGGTGGTATTGATCTTGAAGATGCAATTGATATTAGGCAAATTAAAAATTTAAAATTAGCTAATCAATTACTTAAATTTAAAAGAAAGAAAAAACAAGAAAGAGCCGAAGCACAACAACTTGCTAATATTCAAGCACAAGCACAAGCAAATGCTCAAGCCTCAGAGGCAGCCGCTTTAGCAGAAGTTCAAAAGCAACAAGCTTTAACTCAAGAAAAAGTTAATATTGAACAAGCTAAATCTCAATTTGAAATTCAAAGGTTACAAACCGAAGCTCAGATAAAAAGAGAATTAATGGCTGAAGAATTTAATTATCAAATGCAATTAGCTCAAGTTAGAGCAAAGGCTGATATGCAAAAAGAAAAAGAGATTGAGGATAGAAAAGATAAAAGAGTTAAAATACAAGGAACTCAACAATCTGAATTAATAGATCAAAGACAAAATGATTTATTACCTAAAAACTTTGAATCTGCTGGAAATGACAGCCTTAGCGGATTTGGCTTAGAACAATTTACGCCTAGATAACATTTATTAACCAATTTTATATTATTATATTATGTCAGAAGAAGTAAAACAAGAAGGGGATTTTAAATTAAAAACAAAAAAATCTCCTATAAAAAAATTAGGTAAAACTAATGATATTATTAAAATAGATTTAACTCCTAAAAAAGAAGAAGATGCCATTCAAGAGCAAAGCACAGATGAAAGCGTGTTACGCACAGAACAACCCGAAGTGGAATTGCAAGAAGTGGTCGAAGGAAACGAAGAATCTACAATCATTGCCGAAGAGGCTAATGAAGAAGAAGTAACAGTAATTCAAGAAATTACAGAAGAAGAAGTTGTTGAAGAAACAAATAAATTAACTGAAGAGGTTAATGAAGCAATTGAAAACAAAGAAACTACTGGAAAGCAATTACCTGAAAATATTGAAAAACTTGTTTCATTTATGGAAGAAACAGGTGGAAGTGTAGAAGATTACGTTCGCCTTAATGCTGATTATTCAAGCATAGATAACACCGCATTATTAAAAGAATATTATAAAACAACCCGGCCTCATTTAGATGCAGAAGAAGTTTCTTTTTTAATAGAAGATGCTTTTAGCTGGGATGAAGATATTGATGATGAGCGAGACATCAAAAAGAAAAAACTCGCTTTTAAAGAAGAGGTTGCAAAAGCAAAAACGCATTTGGAAGATCTTAAAAGTAAATATTACGAGGAAATCAAGTTGAGACCTGGTATTACTAAAGAGCAACAAAAAGCGATGGAGTTTTTTAATCGATATAATGAAGAGCAGGACATAGCTCAACAACAACATGAGAGTTTTAAAAATAATACTCAAGAACTTTTTAACAATGATTTCAAAGGTTTTGATTTCGCTATTGGAGAAAAGAAATTTAGGTATAATATTCAAAACACAACTCAAGTTGCTGAAAACCAGTCTAATATAAACAATCTAATCAAGAAGTTCTTGAATGAAAAAGGAGATGTTGTTGACACTAAAGGTTATCACAAAGCTATGTACGCCGCTGAAAATGTAGACAAAATTGCAAATCATTTTTATGAACAAGGCAAAGCAGATGCTGTTAAAGAAGTTGTAAGCAGCTCTAAAAACATTAATGCTACGCCAAGACAATCACCTGGTGATGTTTATATACAAGGATTAAAAGTTAGGGCTATAAGCGGTGCTGATTCTTCAAAACTAAAAGTAAAAACAAAAAAATTTAACAATTAAAATTTACAATTATGGCAGTAGTACCTGTGGCACCCGAATATGGGTCAATTAAACCTTCTCAGAAGCAACAACTTCTTGAGAGCAATTATTTAGATTTCACAAATGGAACTAATGATTTTGCACAACAGTATCTTCCTGAAATTTATGAAGCTGAAGTAGAGCGTTACGGAAACCGTACGCTTTCTGGATTCTTACGTATGGTTGGTGCTGAAATGCCAATGACATCTGATCAAGTGGTTTGGTCAGAACAAAATAGATTGCATATTGCATATAATGATGTAACTAAAGCAACAGAAACTACTTTAACTTTTGCATTAAATGCAACTGCTGGACCTAGTTATGTAGCTAATGTTATTTCTAAAAATCAAACATTAGTAGTAGTTGATCCTGCAACTGGGCAAGATCTTAAAGTTTTTGTAACAGATAGTGTAAACACTTCTGCTACTTTAGCTACTGTTACAGTTAAGCCTTATACAGCGGCTGATATGACTGCTCTTTCTGCAGCGGCAGGAGCACTTAAAATCTTTGTATATGGTTCTGAATACAAAAAAGGAACAACAGATTCTGATATTAAATCTGTAACGCCTTCTTTTACTCAGTACAGTAATTCACCTATTATTATTAAAGAAAAGTATTCTATCTCTGGATCTGATACTGCTCAAATTGGATGGGTTGAAGTTGCTACTGAAGCTGGAGCATCTGGATATTTATGGTATTTAAAAGCTGAATCTGAAACTCGTTTACGTTTTGAAGATTATCTTGAAATGTCTGTAGTTGAAGGTGAATTAGTTTCTGGTGGATCTACACTTGGTGCGGATGGTTACAAAGGAACTGAAGGTCTTTTTGCTGCTATCCAATCAAGAGGTAATGTTATTAATAACTTTACTGCTGTTGGTGGACTTGGATCATTTGATAATATCCTTAAAAATTTAGATACTCAAGGAGCTATTGAAGAAAACATGCTTTTCTTAAATCGCCAAACGTCTCTTGATTTTGATGATATGTTAGCTGGTCTTTCTGCTGGAGCAAATGGAGGTACTGCTTATGGATTATTTGAAAACTCTGAAGAAATGGCATTGAATCTTGGATTCACTGGTTTCCGTAGAGGATCATATGATTTTTATAAGACTGACTGGAAATACTTAAATGATGCTTCTACTCGTGGTGCTACTAATGGTGCTGGAGAAGTAGGATCTGGTATTGATGGTGTACTTGTACCTGCTGGTACTTCAACTGTATACGATCAAATTCTTGGAACTAATATCCGTAGACCATTCTTGCATGTTCGTTATAGAGCTTCACAAGCTGACGACAGAAGAATGAAGTCTTGGTTAACTGGTTCTGTTGGAGGAGCTTATACTTCTGATCTTGATGCAATGGAAGTTCACTTCCTTTCTGAAAGATGTTTAGTTGTACAAGCGGCCAACAATTTTGTATTGTTTACTGCATCTGCATAACAACAACTTGTAATTATTACCCTCGATGTAACTTCGGGGGTAATTTTTACTTTTATAAATTATTTAATCTTATTATATTATGGCTAAAAAAGCTACCACTTCTACAGAAGAAGTATTTAAAGAAACAATGGTTGTAAAACAACCCAAAAAAGAAATCCCTAAAGTATCTGCGAAACCAGAATGGGAAATTAAAGACAGAAGTTATTATTTAACTGGAGCTCATAGCCCGTTAACATATACATTAGCTTCTAAACATACTAGTAGATTTCCATTATTATGGTTTGATAATGTTGCTGGCGAGCAAAAAGAAATAAGATATGCAACAAATCAAAACTCTGTATTTGTTAGCGATCAAAAAGGCGAAGCCACATTAGGTCATATTATTTTTCAAAACGGTACGTTAACAGTGCCTAAAGAAAAACAAAATTTACAAAAACTACTATCAATATTCCATCCTAAAAAAGGTAGAGTATATGAAGAATTTGATGCTGTTTTAGAAGCCGCAGATGAATTAGATGATTTAGAATTGCAACTTGACGCATTAATGGCCGCTAAAAATATGGACATTGATCAGGGTGAAGCAATTTTAAGAGTTGAAATTGGTTCTACAGTATCTACAATGAGCTCTAAAGAAATTAAAAGAGATTTATTATTATTTGCAAAACGAAATCCAGTATTATTTATGGACTTAGCAAATGATGATAACGTTCAACTGCGTAATTTAGCTATTAAAGCTACCGAAGAAGGGATTATAAAAATATCTCCAGATCAACGAACTTTTATGTGGGGCGCTAATGATCGTAAATTAATGACAGTTCCTTTTGATGAAAACCCATACTCAGCTATGGCGGCTTTCTTTAAAACAGATGAAGGTACCGAAGTTTTTAGATCAATAGAGAAAAAACTAAAATAACATGTAATATATTTTATAGTAGGTGGGCCACATTTTAAGTGGCTTACTTGCTGTAAATAATAAAAAATATAAAATGGCAATAAACGTAAATACTGTATATCAAACGGTATTATTAATACTTAACAAAGAGCAGCGTGGATATATGACGCCTTTTGAGTTTAATAATATTGGCACACAAGTTCAGCTTGAAATATTTGAAAAGTATTTTGAAGATTTGAATCAACAACTTCGTGTTCAGCAAACAGATACAGATTATGCGGATAGAGTTGCTAACTTAGATGAAAAATTATCTATATTTAAAACGTTTGGTGATGCAGTGTATGATAATACTACTCCTACCAATACTTATTTTACATTGCCAACAACTGATGGCTATGGATCAAATGTATCTTTTTACAGGCTTGGTACTGTAACTTATAATAATGAAGTTGAACTTCAAAGACTTCAAAGAGGTGAATTTACATATATTGATAAATCACCTATAACAAAACCTTCTTTAGACTGGCCTGTATATTTATATGAGAATCAAAAACTATTTGTTAAACCAACAACAATAGTAAATAATATTCAAGTTGATTATATAAGAAAACCAAATAATGTTATTTGGGGTTTTACAACGGGTAATTTAGGGCAGTATATATATAATAAAAATGAATATAATGCTACAACTCAAACTAATGGTTCAATTCAATTTGAGCTTCATGAGTCTGAGCAAACAGAAGTAATATTAAAAATATTATTATATGCTGGTATTATTATAAGAGACCCACAAATCGTGCAAGCAGCCACTCAACAAGTTCAGGCTGAAGAAATAAATAAAAAAAGTTAATAAGTTATGGCAAAGCCTGATGGTGGTTTAATAACCGAAACAAATAGACAATATTACAGCGGAGCTCAAGGCTTTTTAGTAAGTGAGGGACAAACTGATTTTGTATGTACATTTGATACTGATTTAAAATTTGGGAGTTATAGTCCTACTGTTAATGCTTATGCTTTAAATAACTTTGTTCTTTATATTAGTCAAACAGGTTTACCAGGAACTTTTGCTGAATATATAGCAGAATATACAGTAACTAAAAATACTATAACACTAGCAGCTGCACCTCTTACAAATAGTTTTGTTGTAGTGCAATTAAAATCTGAAACAGGTGGAAATTACGGTAACGAAGATGCTTTTGGAACTACTGTACAAGAAAATTATAACAATTATTCTTATTTAAGTATTAATGATGTTATAAATAACTTTATGGTTGCTTACGTTGGGGCTGGTAAATTAATACCTAGTGTTAAAAGAACGGATGTAATATTTCATGTAAAGCGCGGATTACAAGAGCTTAGCTATGATACTTTAAAAAGTATTAAATCTCAAGAATTACAAATACCTGCTAGTTTATCCGTGCCTATTCCTCAAGATTATGTTAATTATGTTAAATGTTCTTGGGTAGATAGCTTAGGTGTAAAACATATTATATATCCTACAACATTAACTTCAAATCCATATTCTAAACTACCACAAGATGATGATGGTTTGCCTTTACAGGATAATTATGATGATAATATATCTGCAAGCCAATACGCAACTGAAGAAAGATGGGGGGCTGCAAATAAAAAATTAATTAATGGTGGGTTTAATGTTAATGATATTAATAATGGACTTAATCCTGATTGGTGGAGTAGTTGGGGCGCTGGTGGATTTTATGGACAAAGATTTGGTAATTCTCCAGAAACATCACAAATAAATGGTTGGTTTACAATAAACGAAAGAGAAGGTAAATTTTCTTTTTCTAGCGACCTGGTTGGAGCTGTTATTATATTAGAATATATTTCTGATGGTTTAGCTTATACGGCTGATATGCGTATCCCTAAGCTCGCTGAGGACGCTATATATGCATATGTTCTTCATGCAATTATGCATGGACGTATAAATGTACCTGAATATATTGTAAATCGTTTAAAAAGAGATAAAAGCACGAAAATTAGAAATACTAAAATAAGATTATCTAATATAAAACTTGAAGAAATAACTCAAGTTATGAGAGGTAAATCTAAATGGATTAAACACTAAAATTAAATGGCTGAAGTTAAAAATGCTTTTATTAAATCTAAAATGAATCAAGATTTAGATGATAGGTTACTACCATCTGGAGAATATCGTGAAGGAATTAATATACAAGTAAGCAAATCGGAAGGTGCTGATGTAGGCGCATTGCAGAACATTTTAGGTAATAAGAAAGTTATAGATTTTAGATCTATAACTGGAGTAAATGATTTGATTACAATTGGGGAATTTACGGATGCTACTAATGATACTATTTATGTATTTTTAACTAATAATACCGACCTTAATTATAATTTTAATCCTACTTATAATACTGCTGCTAAAAACTTTATATATTCTTATAATGTACTAAACGATAACGTTGTAAAACTTGTAGAGGGTAATTTTTTAAATTTCTCTACAACTAATCCAATATATGGGGTTAATGTTTTAGAAAATTTATTATTTTGGACTGATAATAGAAATCAACCAAGAAAAATAAATATTGTATCTGCAACTCAATCAGCAGATTATTATACCACAGAAGACCAAATATCAGTAGCAAAATTAAATCCGTTTAAACCTATTGAATTATACAAAAATACAGGCACTGATGCTTCTCCTATATGGGAAACAACACTATTAGACGTTACTAGTGAATTTTTACCAGATGGTATTACAGCAAACCCAAATTATAATGCAAATTATGCTGGAGATCCAGACTATTTAGAAGATAAATTTGTAAGATTTAGCTATAGATATAAATTTGATGATGGTGAGTATTCTGTAATGGCTCCATTTACTCAAGCTACATTTATACCAAAACAAGATGGTTATTTTTTAGAAAGTACTACACCTACTGGTAATTCAGAAGATGAAAATGCTGCTTACAGAAGTACTATTGTAGACTTTATGGAAAATAAAGTAGACAATATTTTATTGCAAATACCTTTACCAACTAATGGAAATTCTACATTTAGTAATTTTAAAGTAACTGATATTGAGATTTTATACAAAGAATCTGATCAAATTGCGGTGCAAGTAGTAGATGTTATTACTGCTGACGAAATTAAAAAAATATTAACTGATACTTTTGAATATGACTACCAAGCAAGAAAACCATTTAGAACATTACCAGACTCTGAAGTAATTAGAGTATATGATAAAGTTCCAGTTAGAGCTTTTGGTCAAGAAATTATAAGTAACAGAATAGTCTATAGTAATTTTCAAGATAAACATACACCCCCTAGTTATTTAGATTATAATGTTGGAGCATTTAATAAGGCTAATTTTAGCGTAAATAGTATTGCAAATAAAAATTATCCTACTGACTCAACAAGCATAGTTGAATACCCTATGCATACCCTAAAACAAAACAGAAATTATCAGGTTGGTATTGTTTTATCAGATAAGTATGCAAGATCCTCATCTACTATATTATCTATAGTTAATGATGGAGATGTTAGCGGTTCATCAGGGTCTTTTGCAGGGTCTACTTATTATCATCCTTATGAAACAGAGGCTGGAAATAGTCCAAATACTTGGTCTGGAGATGCTTTAAAAGTATTATTTAATACTATAATTCCTAATAATCCACCTGATTTTCAAACCGGATGGCCTGGCTTATATAATGGTGATTCTAGTTCATCTAAATACAATCCATTAGGGTGGTATTCTTATAAAATAGTTGTTAAACAAGCAGAACAAGATTACTACAATGTATATCTGCCTGGTATAATTAATGGTTATCCTAATGCTGCTGATTTAGCTTCTAGCTTGGAGGTTAATAAAACGGCTCATATAACTTTATTAAATGATAATATAAATAAAGTTCCAAGAGATTTAAGTGAAGTTGGACCCAATCAAAAACAATATCGAAGCAGCGTACAGCTATTTGGTAGAGTAACACCAGACGGAACAACCGCTAACCCTTTGTTTAATAAACAATATTATCCAGGTAGAGCTTCTCATACTGTTTCAACAATAGCTGAACAAGATGATTTATTTACTACAGTAGCTGAATATGCTGATATTTATCAAACAGAATCAAATCCTTTATTAGGTAGAATAACACAAGATGGTGAACCTATTGGTTCTCAGCCTCTTGCAACAGGCACTTATAATATACTATTAGGTATTTATGAAACAACACCTGAAATATCAAGATTAGATATATTTTGGGAAACTTCAACTGCAGGTTTAATATCAGAACTAAATCAAGCTATTGCGGAAGGTACCGACCAAGCTACTGGTTTTGAAGGGTGGAGTTTTTTACAATCTGAATCTGATCCTATTGGCACAGCTGTTACAGGGGAATTTATTCCTTTAGATATCGCTAATCAACCTATAAATAATTCTATAGTAACATTAACTAGCATTGTTGATGGGACTGGAACTAATAGAACTGGTTGGGAATTAGTTGAGGTGCCTGGAACACCAAATAAATGGTATTTAAAAACAACAGCAAATTTTTATTATGGTGTTAATGCTTCTGTTAAAGAATCATATACATTTACATTTAATGTAATTGATGCTGGGGGTAATCAAACTACTTTGACGTCAACAGGTTCATTATCAAATGCTGCCCCTATAATAACAAATTGTAATCCTGCTGTAACTGTTCAACAAGGCAGTACCAATGTAGCTACTTTTACTGGTACTAATGGTTCAGATCCAACAGGGGGAAAAGAAACTCAAAACTTAACATGGGCATTAGTTTCTTCTACACCTGAATTAAGTACTTTGATTATGGACCCTGCCACAGGTATACTAACAGAGTCTACTGGTCAAGCAGCTGGAAGCTATAATGTAGTTGTAAGTGTGGCAGATGCGGGGGGATTACAAACCACTTGTGCTACTTCTGTTATATTTGGCGAAGAGCCAGCTAACTGTGGATTTAATAATAATATTTTCCCTTATACACCTTCATTTATAGGTATTCAAAACCAAGCTTATGGAATTTATTGGGTTGCAAATAAAACAAATGCATCTGCTAATGAACCAATAAGTAGGAATCAAGGTGAGCTTAATCTAGAATTAGATAATGATTTAGCGGAAAGCTATAAGCAAACAAGATTTACAGGACCATCTAATTGTACTAATATTGGTGGTTTTAGTCAAGGAGAAATGAAAAACAGCAATTTTAATTCTAAAGCTAAAGTAAATTGTGATCAAGAAGATTGTGATTTATCTGCTGGAACTGGATTTATAAGTGTTGACTTTATTTTAAATCAATATTCTTTTAATTCATCGAATACTAATGATACTTTAAATTTAAAATGGCCTGCATATTTACAATATCGTTCTGCTGCTGATAGTTTAGCTGGGAATGATAATTGGGTACAAGCAGTTGATATTGAAGGAATACCTATAAAATTTGGTGGTCAGCAAAAAAGTGATTATCCAGCAATTTTACCAAATAGCTCTGATTCAATTAGTAATAAAGGTGTTTTATTAAACCCCACTGCAACAAGTTCGCTTTCATTACAAGGAACTCCGGAAGGTAGTAGCAATACTTTATTTTCAACAGATGTAGCTAATGTGTTTGTTGATGCAAAATCAAGCCAAGGTTCTTCTAATTTATCAGCTAAAGCTAATAGAACTTTTGCTATAGGTAAAGACCAAGGATATGGGTCTAGTCCAGATAAATTTGGTGATTATAGATTAATAGTTGGTTTTCCTTATGGTACAGCTAGTAGTGGCGGCCAAAACGTACCAATAACAGTAACTGGAACAATTGTTAATCAAGGTATATGCCCTCCAAATGGCAGCATTTATCATGGTACAGAAATGTTTTCTGGAAAATTTCAAACACAAATAACTTTTGGAGATTTTTATTATCCTAGTGCTTATGGTACAGCAACCTCTTTTTCTTATTGGATTTCAAATGGAGAATCTAATAGAACAACTGCACAAAATACTCAGCCTATAGCAACTGAAGTGTACGCTAGAGAATGGCATTTTAAATATATAACCCAATTATATAAAGATCCTAATTTAACTATCCCATTAACTACAGCTAATGGATTAAATCAAACTAATGGCGGATTTCATTCTTATTGTGCTGCAGTAGATAATTCTATAAATAGCAAGTATGGTAATTCAAATTCACATACAAATGGGATAGGAGAAAAAACTACTTCTACTTATACTGATCAAGACAGAAGATGGACAGCTCAATTTGATTCAAATGGTAAAAAAATTAAGCAATCTGCTCAACCTAATCGAAAAAATCAATAAGTAATTTATACTATAAATAAGTAATAATAATATATGCCTGCAATAATAGAAGTAAAGTATTTTAATAGCTTCATTTTAAGAAAGACCGTTAATAGTTCAGATACTCCTGTGTGGAATGGATGCAATGGTACGGCATACCCTATTGGTTCACCATCAATACCAGATCCGGCAGTCACTAGTAATAAAAATTGGTCTATTGAAGAGGCTAGGATAAGGGGTGGTTATAACAATGTATCTAATGGATATGGTGTTAAAGCTTATATTGTTGAATCAGAACCTAATGCATCGTATAGAATTAATTCTTTAATATATTCAGGTGTATTTAATTCAAGAACAGGTATTAATGACACTAATGTATTTTCTGTAGGAACTGATATTACTAAAAGTGTTGACCCTGCTAATGGCTCAATACAAAAGTTATATGCAGAAGATACAAACTTAATTATATTTCAAGAAAATAAAATAAGTAGAGCTTTAATAGACAAAGATGCGATTTATTCTGCCGAAGGAAATGCTACAATAACAACGGGTCCAAATGTGATAGGACAAGTCCAAGCATATGGCGGTAATTTTGGTATTAGTAGAAATCCAGAAAGCTTTGCTGTTTATGGCTATAGAAAATATTTTACAGATAAAGATAGAAATGCGGTATTAAGATTATCTGCTGATGGTATTACAGAAATATCTAATTATGGTATGACTGATTTCTTTAGAGATGAATTAAGCACTTTAGATAATAACCAGGGGTTAACTGGCAAAGCACAAGGTATGTGGGATATATATAATAAAAATTATACATTATCATTACAACCAGCGGGTGCAAATGAATCTTATAAAACTTTATCGTTTGACGAGCAACCATTAGGATGGACAAGTTTTTATACTTATAAACCTACAATGGGGACCAGCTTAAAAAATAACTTTTATACATTCCATAATGGTGCGATTTATAAACATTACGATCCTAGTGCCAAACGAAATGAATTTTATGAAGTAATAAGCGATTCTTCTGTAAAATTTGTTTTTAATCCTAATGTTAGCATGCCTAAGGTATTCCAAACTGTAAATTATGAGGGTAGTAATGGTTGGGAAGTAAATGCTTTTGAATCTGACTTTACAGGTATTGGCAGCCCACAAACACCATTAAGTAATACACAAGATAAGACTACATTGGTATATAGTTATAATCAGGGAGCTTATGATAATTATGGAAATCAATATCCAGCAACTCTTATACCCCCAATTAATTATGCTGGGTTTGTAAGAAAAGAAAATAAATACAAAGCTAATCTTATTAATAGTAGCCCTGCTACTGCTGGCGAAATTGTTTGGGGAGCTGCAATGACAGGTATTAAAGGTTATTTTGCAACAGTAACAGTATCAACAGACAGCGTAACAGATTACGGCGGTGAAAAAGAATTGTTTGCGGTATCATCTGATTATGTTGAATCATCATATTAAATTAAATGGAATTACAACAAGTAAATAATGATAAAGACATTTTGCTACATAATGATGGCAAAATTCTTAATGTACCAGATTTAATACCAATAACTCATGAATTTGCAGATCAAATTTATTTAAGAAAAATGGTTTTAAAAAAAGGAACTGTTGTGGTTGGCGCAAAACATAATCACGAGCATGTGTGGTTTTTATTATCCGGTAATGTAAATATTAAAGAAAGCGATGAATTAATAAACCATATAGCGCCTTGTTATACAATATCAAAACCTGGTGCGCAAAGAATTATTTATGCAAATGAAGATTCAATATTTATTAATGTACATAAGAACCCAAATAATATTAAAAATATTAAAAAACTTGAGGATGAAATAGTTTTGTTAGATGAAGATAAATTTAAAATTAAAAAACAATAAGTTATGGCATTTGTAGTAGGAGCCGCAATAATCGGAGGGGTCGCAGCTTTAGGTGGATCAGTAATATCGTCACTTTCAGCAAGAAAGCAAAGAAAATCTGCAGAAGCAGCAGCTTCAAGGGCTGAGGCTAAAATTGAAAATCTTGAAATTACAAGACAACCAATTATAAATCCTTATAGCAATGTAAAGGATATTAGCAGTATGGCCACTGATTTAAGCTCAATGATTTCAAATCCATTTGGAGATTTAGCTGTTGCAACACAAGCGGCAGAAGTACAAATGGAACAATCTGATATTGCTTTGGCAAATACATTAGATACATTAAGGGCTACAGGAGCGAGTGCTGGCGGCGCAACTGCATTAGCGCAAGCAGCTTTACAAAGTAAAAAAGGTGTTGCTGCCTCTATTGAACAACAAGAAGCACAAAATGAAAAACTAAAAGCACAAGGTGAACAACAAATGCAACAAGCTAAAATGGCTGAGGCTCAAAGATTGCAACAAGTGCAATTAAGTGAAGCTGGCAGATTACAAGAAGCAGACATACAAGGGCAAAAATTTGTATTTGGTCAACAAGAAGCAAGAACGCAACAACAATTAGATAGACAAGCGGG